TTACTATTCACCTGGCACGGTTATGATATTGGGTGGTGATTATGATGTCACGGTTTCAACCCAATCCCATGATACCGCAGTTGCTGGCGTAGTGTCAACAAATCCTGCGTATCTTATGAATGATAACTTTGAACATGATAATTGGTTGCCGATTGCGCTAACAGGTCGTGTTCCTTGTTTAGTGCGTGGACCAGTAAATAAAGGAACGCTATTGGTAAGTAGTAGTGAACGTGGTGTAGCATGTGCGTTAGATAAATCACTATACGAACCAGGTTGTATTATAGGTAAGAGCATGGACATCATCTTGGATGACAGCATAGTAAAAATTGAAATAGCAGTAGGAAGATTCTAATGGGAAATATACACAGACCAACATATCGCCGTGATTATACAGGTGAAACTATCTCTTATGTAGAAGATGCTGTACAGAAGAGTATCTTTGTTACACCGAGAGAATTACCGCATGATTGGAATAGCCGCAGCGCAGTTGTTCTTGGCAACGGTATTAGCAGACACGATCCTACTGTTAAGTTAATTATAGATGCAAATAATCGTCGTGTTGCTGAAGGATACAAACTCACCTATGCTTGCAATGCCGCATATCGTGATACGCCTGCAGATTACTATGTAATTAAAAATAATATCTTTTTTAGTGATATTCCACTTTCTGATTATAACAAAATGTTTACACCAAACGACCATTGGCTAACTTACCGTGATACAAACATGTTGCCAGGCAGTTATCACATGGATGCTGGTGCTAGTGCCGCATATCTTGCAGCATTTGATGGTGCGCAAAAAATATTCTTATTTGGGTTTGATGGCAGCGATGGTGTAACAAGCGAAAACATTTATGCTGATACATTTGGATATGAGTCTGCTGAATATATGGAAGATTTTCAAAAGTTTAATGCATTTTTATATAATATATGTTATTCATATAGTAACACTCAATTTTACAGAGTTCGCACACAGCACAGCAATGATTTTGATCCAATTTTAAAAACACTCAATAATTATCGTGAAGTAAGCGTTCGTGACGCAATATTACTTGGTGATTTCTAATATTTGTTTTATAGTTTTTAATTTATCTTGTACTGTCTTAGATGAAAAACTATTATATAAACCAGGATGCAGTGGTTTGGGTGTATTGGTTAAATCACACCAGGCATAACCTTTATGTTCGCTGCTTAGTATTGGTATAAATTCATTTTCAGTAAGTGTTATAAAAGTGTGATAACTAAAATGACCATCTGGACTATTGAAATATTCTAGTGGAATAACTTTTTGAATAGGTGGTTCAAATCCTAATTCTTCATTGATTTCACGAACCAATCCGCCGTATAGTGTCTCACCGTACTCTACGGTTCCACCTACTAATCCCCATGTATTGCTGTAAGTATCCTGATCACGCAGAAGAAATAATCCACGTTGTGTTTTTACACTTATAAAAAGTGCTCCAACTGCGGTTAGATTACTATTGACCAATACCCTTCTGGATACAGACCTTCCCAACTTTTTTGCCATTGACTTCCATTCCATGCATATTGAATACTACTAAAAGTGTTGGTTACATAACTTGCATTGCTAACCGCAGTTGGACGATAGGCTACTGCCCACGCACTGCCGTTATATTGAATAATATCATTTGCCTTTGCAGTAGTAATACTGCTATTTGCATTTTGCCATGCTGCCGCACCATTGCCTAAACTTGCGCCACCCATGTTATTAACTAGCAAGTATCGTTGTCCGCTACTTGCTGCTGGCAACCCTGAACCAGGTCCATTTACCTGTGGATCAACAATTGCATTAACACTTGGTAGTATATTAGTAGGTATTGTAGCACTGTCTACATTAAAATGCAAGTTATTTGGATTAGTAGCATCATATGCAACCGTTCCAACAACCAATCGTTGAGTTGCGGCATTTGTCAGATACATCATACTATAATTTGCAACAATATTACCGAAACTTGCGATAGTTGATGCCCACGGGATAGAATTGCCTAGTGTGGTAGGTATTGCATAATTTGTATTGTTAATTTCTGGTCCACCACGATTGAACAGTGTGACATTTCCATTATTGACCAAAACTTGATAACCAGTGGGTGTAAAAAACTGACGATTGCCTAGTAAGTTTGTTTGATTAACAAGGCTCTGTTGGATATTTCCATTGCCATCATAAATGCTTGCAACAACACTTTGAATAACACCAAGGCGTTTTAATTTTGCAGGCGTAGTGATCCATATAGGCATTTCAAACGTAAACGTAGCAATATCAATTGGATCATCACTACCTACTGGAATATTTCTTGTAGTCCAATTAGTGTCAGTTAACAGAATATAACTTAAACTGGTCCAATCAAGATAATTGTCGGTGCTTTGTATTTCCATATCAGGATTAAACTGACTGGCAATTTGTTCAAATATTTGCAATTTTTGGTCAAAATTTGAAGTCCATATTTCCATTTTTACTGTAAGTCTATATGGAGCAGGCATTAGTCGATCTAAACTAAATGTATTGCCTTGTTGCGTAGATGCATTGCCTGTATGCGGGTCAATCGCACGTTGTCGAATAGCAGTTTTATCAATAAATCGTGGTTCTTGTATGCGACTTCTGTCATACTTGACATCAGTGATATAAACAACAATCATAGGAACATTGTTTAAATTATTATCACTGTTTTGGCGCAAGATAGCACTAACCTGACGATTGGTATCGGCATAACGGCATGGCACACGATAAAGAACCTGATTGCCATTAGCATCATTTCCATACTGAACATACATATAACTGAATATTCGCACAAACTGATTCATAAAACGGCGTATTTGTTTATCGTAGAAAAAATCCACTTGATTATCCTAGTTTATCTGGTAGTATTTGTAGTAGGTTACTTAGTGTTTGTTTTTGCGGTATAACCGCACCATTAGCAAGCAGTGTTGTTTTATTATTGTTAATGAACGAACCAAGTTGTGTAGAATTAAGATTTCCTGTCAGCGCAGTTCTTTGAACATCTTGGATGGCTACCCACTTTTGTCCGTCATAACGGAATAGTCTGTTTGGCATATAATCTGTGCGCAGCACATATTGTCCAAGCGTTGGATTTAGCGGAAATTGAACATCTGCTGTCACGGGCAATCCGTTTGGCGGCGTTGCGCTGCCTGTTAGATAACCTGGTATAGAAACAATAGGACTTACACCATCTACTGCTGGTAATATATAAAGTGCATTTGTGCTGTATCCACTTTGTGGAACATCACTGTCTGCTTGAGCAACAACCGCATCGTTGATCTGGTTATTTCTAGTATAAGCAGAGAGTAGATCACGAATAGTGTCATTAGTTTTGATATCACTTTTGCTGCCATCTGCTGCGTTCATATCAAGAATATCACGATATTCCTGACCATCGACCATTGGAGCAACCTTGCAACGCCAGATATGGTTCCACCATGTTTGGGCATAACCTTCACTGGCACGAGTTGCTTCTTGCACAACATAAAATTTCTTTAACGCAGCAGGTAACGTTTCATCAAGTGGATAGTAATCACGAAGATGCGGCATTTCAAATACATCGCCTGGTATAATCTTACGACCAAGACGAGCAATCATATCATTGCTATGAAAGGTGATATACAGCGTATCTTGATTTTGAAATAGTCCAAACTGACTTAAATTATAATCAATATCTTGAATCGTATAGTGTCCACGCAATTCGTATATGCTAGTATCATAAGAGCGATCACGATTTTCTAAGAATAGCAAATCTTGAATATTTTTTTCACTTTGATTTGCATATTGTGGTTGTGTTATATCGGTTGTTGCGCCTACATCTTTTGGACCAAGATATTTGTGAATGTTTATACCTACGCCACCAACAGTGTAAAGTTCGCTAATTCTGCGATCTTGCCACTTATAGTCATTGGTATGGTCACTTCTATATAAACTTAATCTTGGCATAATTGTTTCCCACAGATATTTATGGGAAATAAACTATTGTGTTTTTAACCAAGGCGGCTTAATAAAGTTTTTTACATGCGCATCTAACGGCGTAGGTTCACATGGTTGAATATATTTTGCGTTGGCATCCTCACTTAAAATTTCTTCAATACGAGAATCATTCCACGCCGTAGGAAAATCTAACAACTTGCCAAGACTACGAACATAGTGTTGGCGATACAGATAAAGCAACTCTTGACTTATGAATAGCGGTGGTTCCTCTAGCCTATTCAACATAATCTGCATCATGCCCCAAGTTGGACCACCACGAACCCTACGCTGTTGCAAATCTAAAATATTACGATCACGCCCAATAACAGCAATTTCACTTTCTATACCCACTGCCGCAAGTGCTGCTACAAACTCTTCTAACTTTGGAACTCTCGCAGTGAAATTTTCCATATAAGGATTGCTTACGCTAGTAACTGCATATTGTTTGCCGCCCATTATATCCATTGTAATTTTACTTGGGTCATTCCAATATTCATTGAATGGTTCATACCAATGTGGAATAAAATATCCATCGGGTTGTAGGGATGCTTTCCAACCATGAACCTCATCATGCAGTGAAAATATTTTACCAAATAAATGATTACCCGAACCTTGCGGTCCAATAACAATTAACATCTTCATGGCATTTTTCTCAATTCAAAATAAAGTCTATCACCGTTATCTTTCTTAAATGAACTTAATTCACAATTAAATTTGTTTGCAATCCTGTAAGCAGTATCAAAATCCCAAGGATAAATGTCAATCCATTGACCATTTTTGTGAACATAACCTGGATTTGCACGAACATAAATTTTACCACCAGGCATGGTTAAGTCAATTACTTTTTTCATACGAATTTCAATGTCATCATATTCACCAAAATTTATACTGCCAAATACAATTACATGATCATAGAAATTATCTGGAACTGTATAATCAAGAATATCAACCATATAATCAGCACTGTTGTTATAGGCATCAATACCAACTAAATTTGGAATACGAGCCTTAAATTGATTAAATCCACACCCAACATCTAATACAGCTTTTGGATTGGCTTTGTTAATAATTTCTACAATATTCCATCCAGTATATTGATAAACTTCTGTGCGTGGTTGCCAAATGCCACCCCAAAATCTTGCGCTGTATTTTCTATCAATATCATGCGTTATGTCTGCGATAGTACCATTAAAATTTATGTCTAGATCAAATTCATTATTGATATGATTGCAAAATTTTTCCCAACGTTTAGGTGTCCAAGGTAAAGCGTTAACAATGGTCCACTGTGTCATAGTTTTATTAAAATCATCGTACTTTGGTAAATTAAACGCATCGTGCAAATTTTTGTACAAAAAGTTATAAATTTTTCTATTCATCTAATTTTTTCCAATATTTTTATTTTTTATATAAATACTTATGAAAAATTGCCAAGCAAGGAAAAAAATATGAATGAGTACGAAAAATGGGGCGACAGTCGTTGGGAATTTACTAAGAGCAATAGCCGTTGGCATTTTGATACTAAACTTCCCCCAGTATCTGGAATAGATAGTTACACACCTGTTTGCAGATTTGATGCAGACTTTACGGATGCAATTGCACAATGTATGCCTCGCACAAAAACAAGTACTTGGGGATCACGTAATCCCAATATTGAACGCATTTATAGTGCAGATTCAGAAGAAAATGATTTGATTCGTGCTGGTGCTGATCCAAAGGCACCTGTATTTGAACGAGCAACTGCCGAAGATATTCCACTATTTGTTCAAATACGAGATTGGCTTGGGTTAGAAGATTCTACGATCAAGTTTCATAATCAAACAACTGGACAAATGCTTCATACTCATATGGATAATTTTGCTGGCAGACCAGAGCGTGAAAATAGTTATAAGGTTACGGATTTTGATAAAAATCCTGACATGATAAGAAGATTTGCCATCATGTTAGCAGATTGGCAATTGGGTCAAATATTCCAACTTGGCAATGCTAACTGGTCACAATGGCGAGCAGGTGATTGTATTACTTGGGAATGGAAAGATATTCCACATAGCACTGCAAATATGGGATGGTGGGATCGTCCTATGTTGCAGATTACAGGATATGTTACTGATCGAACCAGAGATGTGTTGGGCGGTGCGGGTAAAAATTTAGTAGTAAAATTATAAGGAAAATAAAATGGATGTAAGTAAAATTTTTCCACTCTTTGATCCAACGACTGGTTTGGTCATGATTGGTCTTTATGCCGTATTTGTATTTGCACTAACCAGTTGGTTTGCACGTGGATATGGCATTGGTAAAGAAGCATTTCTTGTTGCTAACCGTAATGTAGGTTTTTGGCAAGGCAGCATGAGTGTTGGTGCTAGTTGGATTTGGGCACCTGGTTTATTTGTTGCCGCACAACAAGGATTTAATAATGGTATTGTAGGAGTTTTCTGGTTTAGTTTGGGAAATTTCTTCGCTCTTATTTTATTCTCATTTGCAATCTTTAGATTGCGAGAGCGGTATGGTCAAGGATTTACATTAAGTCAATGGTTCCGTAGTAAGTATGGCAAGTTGGTTCAGGCATGTGTGCTAGTTCAAACTGCCCTATATGCACTCCAAGGCATTACTATCAACATATTTGCTGGTAGTAAGAGTGTTGCACTACTAACGGGTTTAAGTCCACTTCTTGTAAGTGCACTTCTTGTTGCTATTGCTATTACCTATAGTTGGCGTGGTGGTCTAAAGGCTACAATCGGGACAGACATGGTAAAGATTGTTGCTATTTGGGTTGGTATGATTGTTGTTGCAGTCAGTATCTTTGGAACTGTTGGATTTGCACCAGCACTTGCTGGTATCGGTGGTGTAACAGGACAAGGTGTCACGCTATGGGATACACCGTTAACACTTGGCTTGCTATTTGGATTTGGTATTCCAACTGTATTTGGGCATCTTGCCTCTCCTTGGAGCGACAATGCGATGTACCAAAATTCATTTAGTATGAAGAGCGATTATGTGCGTGGAGCATTTATTGCAGCACCATTTTATTGGTTGATACTACCAATCGTGGGCGGTCTCATTGGTTTAACTGCCGCTGGTTTACATTATAATGTTACTGGTCCAAATACTGGTTTCATCAATCTTATTGTTATGGCTAATGTTGTAGGATGGTGGTTACCACTCGTTTATCTTGCAGTGGTGTTTGCTGGTCTTGTGTCAATCATTGATACGCAACTATTAAGCAGTGCCAACCTAGTAGGCAATGACATTCATGACAGTGCTGGTGGTTCTAATGCGGTTGTATGGGGCAAGTTTGGTATGGTTGGGTTGGCTATTCTTGGTATTGCTCTTGCTAATATACCAGGTCTTGACCTAAATCAAATCTTTGTATTTGGTAAAACTCTTACACTAACATTCTTTGTGCCAATCGTTCTTGCACTACTTGGCGGTGATCTACTAACACGCAGTGGATTCCTTGCTGGTGGCTTTGTAGGATTGTTTATTGGCGCACCTGTGTTTGTTTATGGACAGTTCTTTGGTGGTGGTCCACAGGTTATGGCACTTGGTGTAATTATTCAGACACTTGGTAGCGGTGCTGCAAGTTATCTGGTGAGTAAAGTTACCCGATGAATAAGAAGATACTCATAATGGGCTTGCCAGGGTCGGGTAAAACCACTCTGGCGAAAGCCTTGGCACCAAAATTAAAAGCGGTTCATTGGAACGCAGATGCTGTTCGTGCAAACATTAACAGTCACCTTGGGTTTAGTGAAGGGGATCGTATAGAACAAGCTAGACGAATGGGTTGGCTATGCGATCAAGTAACAGCAGCAGGTTCATGGGCAATAGCCGATTTTGTTTGTCCTACACCAGCCACTCGTGCAGCCTTTGGACCTGCTACTGTTATTTGGGTTGATACTATTAAAGAAGGGCGTTTTGAAGATACAAACAAGTTGTTTGTAAATCCAGAACCAGGCAGTTATTACTTTCGTGTAGATACACAAGATGCGCTATTCTGGTCAAAGTATATCATGGAAGAACTTGATTTTGATACAAATCCAAGTTGGATTAAGGCAATGTTTAAAGGATTAAAACTATCATGACAAAATGGAACAATCAAGCACCAACTGTACAAATGCTAGGACGATGGCAACCATGGCACGATGGGCATCTTGCGCTTTTTAAAAGAGCACATGCTAAAACAGGACAAGTTATGATTATGGTGCGTGATGTTGGTGGCAGTGAAAATAATCCATTTGATTATGGATTTGTCAAAGAGCGTATCATTAAAGAATTAGAAGCACAAGGTTATAAATCTAATCGTGATTTTCTTGTGAACCTTGTACCTAATATTGTCAATATCACATATGGTCGTGATGTTGGGTATAAAATTGAACAAGAAGTGTTTGATGAAGAAACACATGCTATTAGTGCAACTAAGATTCGTAAAGAAATGGGTCTTTAATTTTTCTTAAAACGCATCATAAAGATATTAACATCTTCACTGCTACTAAAAAACAACGACCAGTATGGATCGCCGCTGTTGAATCTAAAGTTTAATGAATAATCGTTAGAGAAACATTCGTCACACCATTGCTTTAGTGGCTGCTGTATTGTTTCTTGCAAAAAATCAGTACCTAGTGGGGGGAAATGTGGCAACCCTATATTGGGATAAACTCTAACCAAATATTTGTTGGGTGCAAGGGAGGTAATAGAACTTACTTCAATATTATCTATTGTTGGAGTCATTTATGAACTTTGCGTATCTCATCAATACGCTGTGTCATATACTCTATAATAGTAAGTCTCTTGTCATCAGGCATATCGTATGTTTTAGTTTTTAATTCGTTATTAATTATATATGTAAAAGCAAACTCAATCATTTTTGCAATTGAATAATTTAACATAATAATATTTATTACGATTTTATGACTGTAGAAAAAATGGAGCGGAGTAGGAGAATCAAACTCCTCGCATCAGATTGGAAATCTGAGGTATTGCCACTATACGAACTCCGCCCACTCATTTATTTAATTAAAGTGTGGATATCAAAATCAGTTAAAAGCCATTTGACCAAGAGTACAAGCCAAAGGATTCTAACAGATTCGTCTACAAACCGTCTATAAAACTTATACATCTTAGTCTACTTTCTTTTCTGTGTTGGCGGAAAGGGTGAGATTCGAACTCACGGAACATTGCTGTTCGGCAGTTTTCAAGACTGCAGGCATAAACCACTCGCCCACCTTTCCAATAATGGTGCCCACACGACGATTTGAACGCCGGACCTAACGATTACTAATCGTTTGCTCTACCAACTGAGCTATGTGGGCATTTGGTGCGCTAGGAGGGACTTGAACCCCCACGATCTCTCGCTAGAACCTAAACCTAGTGCGTCTGCCAATTCCGCCACTAGCGCATTATTTTATTAATTTACCATAAATAGTTATGCTTGTCAACAACAAAGTTATCTTTTATAAGGATATTTCTATGGTAATGGACCCTAAAAGTGCTGCTAAACTAGGTGAAGCCTATGGCAAGGGCGTTACAGATGCTGTATTTGGCATCGTAGATGTTGTCAAGAATGCACCTGCACAGAAAGCAGCAAACAACCAACGTGTTATAAATCAAAATAAGATCACTGAAATTAACAATCAAATTGTTCGCAATAATAATGCTCTGCGTGAACAAGCAATGCGTGAAATAGCAGCAGAACAAGAACAACATATGTTGTTACAAATGACACCAGCACAACGAGCAGCTTTTAAACAAAGTAAGATTGATACTGCAAATGCTGCAAAGAAAGCAGAACGTCGTCGCCAAGAAGCACACGATGAAATGGTGCAGTATTTTTGGGCTGCTATGATATTATTTGTATTCTTGCCACTTGTTGTGTGGTTAGGTTTGTTAATTTGGGGTATTGCTGACCCTATGGCATATTACTCGCTAAAAAGTTGGGTTCCGTTGTTAAAGGTATTGGTAGGACGATGAGCAACAGTAAATTATTTGATTACTATTTGTATGGCATGATTGCCTCAATCGTGGTATTGGCAGTTGTGATTATTTGTAAAGAATTAATATGGACATAAAACAATTTCAAGGGATGATGGACATGGTACTAAAAAATAAAGAAGGCAAAGTTTTAAGCCGCAGCGAAGGTGAAGCAGTTCTTAAAGGACTTGCTAGCGTGACAATCACAATCTTTGCTGCTGTGCTAGCAATCTCTGCATGGTTAGGTGGACAGGTAAGTGGCAAGATACTAGCCAACAATGTTGAACTTAATGATACCTGGGCTTTCTATCAAGCCAAGAGCATCAAGCAAAATCTTTATTTCGTAAACATGGAAGATATTAAAGCACAGTTAGAAGACCCTACCACACCGCCTAATGTTCGTAAAATTCTTACAGAACGTGCTGACCGTTATCAGGGCGTAATCGATAAACTTGAAAGTGATCCAAGTG